ATGTAGTGATGTCATACCTATAGCTGCATTTAAAAAAGCAGAACAAAAGGTTCTTAAATGTAAAGAACCACCAAAGCCTTGGTATAAACCTTGGCAAAAAAGTACACCTAAATGCCCACTAAAACAATGATCGTATTAATCAAGCCCATCCTATTCGCCTTCTTGAAATCAGATTCAGTTAAGAAGCTTGTAGTAGACCTATTAGAAGCTTATGTCGCTAGAACTGATAATAAATTAGACGATCAGGCACTTAAAATTGTAAAAGAAAAACTATTTAGTTAAATGGCTGTTAAAATTAATGAAGAGGAGTGGGACAAAATCAGCCAAAGAATGGCTAGATCTTTAGCTGGTATTGATCCTGATTTAACTCCAAATGAAAGAGCAGAACTGCTCAAAAAGAAATCTAAATGGCAGAATTTTAATGTCTAAAGCCACAGAAAAGCAGTTTGATGAACTGCATAATTTGGTCACTACGGAATTTCTAACAAGAGTCCGTAGTGGTACAGCAACTACCCAAGACTTAAAGGCAGCATGTGATTGGTTAAAAACTAACGATATAACTGGTATTGCCTTAGAAGGTAGTGCATTAAATAAGTTAGCGAATATCCTGCCTGTAGTAGACCCAGAACTAGTACAAAAGAGGCTTTATGGCAGCAAATCTAGGTAAAACAGCAAAACATTACAAAGCAAACCCTAAATCCCGAGCTAAACATGTAAAAGATAATAGTCCGGGTGGTAAATATGCTCATAGTAATGAATATAAAAGAGCTCATAGTAAAGCTAGAGCTAGTTTAAAAATCAGATCTTCTAATGTAGATGCTTCTAAGCAATCGGATGGTTCTTATAAAGCAGAAAGTCGTAAGACTAATAGAGGACGAGGAGGAGCAAAGAGGAGGTAATTATGGGATGGAGGAAAAACTCATTAGGTGCTTGGGAACGAGATGAGGACGAAAACTCAAGAGCAAATAGAGTGTGGACTCAGATACCACAACCCAAAACAGAAGGAAAAAAATTAGAAGAAAAAGGAGTAGGTGAAGATGGTTATATTGATGAAGGAGCTCCTATTACTGATGAACTTGGTGAAGATGGAAGACCTTTAGCAATACATGGAGATGCTTCTGTAAGAGTTAAAACAGGTATAACAGATTATTTAGAAGATAATAAAGAATTTAATGAAGCAGTAAGGAAAGGTAATTTAAAAGAAGGTGTAGAGATTAAACGTCGGAAAGGAGAAATCTCTTCAAACCCTCTTGAGAATATATCCCAATTTGCAGGAGCATGGGATGAAAGTAGACAAAATATTATTGATACAAGTGCTCAAAAAGTAGATGATGTTCTTACATCAGTTGGTAATAAATTAAATGTACCGGGTACTGATTTTATTGCTGATAGAGCTAGAAATATAACTGGCTTTACTGCAGATATGCTTTATCCAGAATCTTGGGAATTACCTTTAATAGCTACTGCTGCTGCTATACCAGCTGATGGTCCCTTAGGAGAAGCTGCTATATATGGTGGTGGTGTAATTAATAGAGGTAGAAGATTCTTAAAGGTAGGGAGCGTTGCAGCAGGAAAATTTGTTGATGATTTACTAAATAATGTTACAGGTCATATAAGTAATAAAGGATGGGTACTTGCAGATGCAAGTGGAAACAGTCTTAATGGTAAGTATTTTAGTATAAATAAGATAGATAATAATCCTAATATAATGCAATCTAAAGGTATTAATGATGGTTGGGTTAACCCTATGAGACAACCTGAAGTACCACAAGTAATACGTCAAGCTTTAGGAAATGCTGGTATAAGAGACAACGGTACATTTCATCTTGATACATATCTAAAAAATAGAAAATCTCTTACGTCTAAAGAGAGAAGAGCACTTGCTGGTCTATTTATGACAGATCCTATGAAAGGATTTACTGGAAAAAATATGGATCAAGCTTTAACAAGCTATACTAATAGAGTTAAACAGGATTTCATGAAAGTCTATACTCCAGAATTTCTAGCAAAATATAAGATCGACCCAAGTCAAATACAACTTCATCACATTAACGCTTTATTAAGTTCCTTACCTTTGTATGATGGAGTTAGGTACATGAGTAAAGAATGGATGGAAATAACTGGTACATTATTATCAAAAAATGTACATTCAGGTCATTCAGTTAAAAACCTCAGATTTTTAGTAGGTAGATCTAAAGATTTTAGAACACCTCATGGTATTACTCATAAATACTTAGATGAAGTTGTAGGTGCAGACGGTGATAAATTCTTTAAGGGTTTAATATCTCATAATGGTAAGTCAATAACAAGGTTGGAATATATGAAGCTAAGTGATGCAAATAGAGTAGAGGTAGTAAACGACTGGGCAGATATAGTTAATAAAGGTAATTCAATAACCGATCAAGCTGTAGGTGTATTTAATGCTATTAATGCAGATCTACTAAACTTAAAAGCTGAAAATATTGATGAAATAATGTCATCTTTAGGTAAACTTCAATCTAATGGTCTTGTCAAACCAGAACTAATAGATGGTAAATGGCAGATAGCACAGAAAGAGATGAGAGAATTATTATTTGATATAGATTTCACTGAAAATATAGGACAACATTTCTTACAAGCTAATCCGAGAGGATTACGTGCTCTTAGAATAGCACTTCAATCTGAAGATCCAATTTCAGGATATAGAGCTATAAAAGCAACACTTCCTAAGCAATTAAGTCTATTTAGTAATGATAAAGTTAAAGCATTAGCTAAAAAAACTCGTAGATATAAGGATAAAAGATGGGATATACCTGATGATGTACCACCACCAAGAGGTGAAGGGGAATTCCCAGAAACAGGTGAATTAGATGAATATGGTAGACCTCTATGAATACCTTAACCGCCTTACAACAAGACTTTAAACTATTTCTACAAGCATTATGGGGGCAACTTGACTTACCATCTCCTACGAGAGCCCAGTATGCAATTGCGGACTACTTACAGAATGGTCCGAAACGTCTCCAGATCCAAGCCTTCCGTGGTGTTGGTAAAAGTTGGATTACTGGAGCTTTTGTTCTCTGGACTCTCTTCAATGACCCAGAAAGAAAAATAATGATTATTTCCGCATCTAAAGAACGTGCGGACAACATGTCAATCTTCTTACAAAAACTAATTATTGAAACTCCATGGCTTTCTCACCTTCAACCGAAATCGGACGACTCTCGTTGGAGTCGCATCAGCTTCGACGTCGCCTGTTCACCTCACCAAGCCCCAAGCGTAAAGTCGGTGGGCATCACTGGTCAGCTAACAGGAAGTCGCGCGGATTTAATGATTTTGGACGATATAGAAGTTCCTGGAAACTCCATGACGGAGTTAATGCGTGAAAAACTTCTCCAATTATGTACAGAGGCTGAATCCATCCTCACACCCAAAAGTGATAGCCGTATTATGTATCTCGGGACTCCTCAGACTACTTTTACTGTTTATCGTAAGTTGGCAGAGCGTAATTACCGTCCGTTCGTTTGGCCAAGCCGATACCCAAGAAAAAACAAGCTTAGTCAATATGAAGGACTCCTCGCTCCACAAATAGTAGAAGATATAGATTCTGGTGTAGAAGAATGGACTACCACAGATAATAGATTTAATAATGACGACCTAATAGAACGTGAAGCATCTATGGGTCGTTCTAACTTCATGCTTCAATTTCAACTAGATACAAGCTTATCCGATGCAGAGAAGTTCCCTCTTAAGATGGCTGATCTCGTTGTCACTGCCATTAATCCTACTGAAGCACCCGATAACGTCGTTTGGTGCTCAGACCCCTCCAATGTCATCAAAGACCTCCCAACTGTTGGACTCCCCGGTGACTATTTTTACTCTCCAATGCAGTTATCTGGAGAGTGGACACCCTACACCGAAACGATTTGCTCAGTTGACCCATCTGGACGAGGAACAGATGAGACAGCAGCAGCTTTCTTATCCCAAAAGAACGGGTTCCTATATCTGCATGAAATGCGAGCTTACAGAGACGGATACTCAGACAATACCTTGTTGGACATTCTTCGAGGATGTAGGAAGTATAACGTTACCAAACTCGTTATTGAGACAAACTTCGGTGATGGAATTGTAAGTGAACTATTTAAAAAACACTTACAACAGACAAAACAAGCTATAGATATAGAGGAAATTAGAGCTAATGTACGGAAAGAAGACCGTATTATTGATTCTCTTGAACCTGTCCTTAATCAGCATAGATTGTTGGTTAATAAGTCGGTTATAGAGTGGGATTATAAGTCTAATCCTGATTCTGCACCTGAATTAAGACTAATGTACATGCTATTCTATCAAATGAGTAGAATGTGTCGTGAAAAAGGTGCTGTTAAACATGACGATAGACTTGATTGCCTAGCTCAAGGAGTCCAATACTTTACAGATGCCCTCTCTATTAGTGCTCAGGAGGCCGTGAACCTGCGTAAAAGAGATGAATGGAACTCTCTATTAGAAGACTTCATAGAACACCCTCATAAGTCCGCTAATCACATAGTTTTAGGTATGGATAAAGACCAAAGAGATAAAGCTAGAGGTATAGACTCCGGAAAGCCCGTCCCTACTTGGTTTTAGTGCAATCACGCACGTATACAGGGGAAGGGAAGGGTGGACCCAACCCCTTGAGGAGGGATCTCACGACCCTCCTCTACTATTTACTTGATATCATCATTTGATATCCCTCTAATAACTACCCATTCTACTAATATGTGTAAAAAGAAACCCCATAGACAGCTTAAACAGCGTTATTATTACATATTCTGGTCAATAGCTACTTTAGCAGTCGTATTTGGACAAATTAACGTCTCTAATGCCTATAACCGCATGGCTGACAGCCTTCAACAGGTTTTAATCCTTAAAAAATGACAGAAATTTGTGAAGCCTATTAGCGTTACTGCAGGGAGTCATTTACCCCCAGTGGGGGCTTGTTATTATATTATTTACCAAGTTAATCAAGATATTTTTACCGATAAATCAGATTATTTTTGATTTCATTCAGTGGAAATATGGATTAATTGATAATACTAATTAAAATGGCTGGCTATCTGTAGCGACACTAATAATAATAGTATGTAATTCACAGTCATATAAAGAAATAAGAAGAGACTATCCAGTGTTGTACTGTAATGTACTGGATTATCAAGGATAGACTCAATGATACTGTGTGGTAATCAAGACAAACTATATACAGATTGGGAAAGTTATGGTTATAATGAATATGTCGAGGCAACTCGGCAATCCAAAACTATCTAGAAATCTTCTATAAACTAACTAGAGTTTGGCTATTGCTAACAAATGTATTGTTATTGCTTTATAGATTGTACAGATTGAGGATATTATAAATTAACTATGCAAACATGTAATTGCCTGTACTAGTCAGGATCATAGTTAATCAATCAATGATACTGAATACGCTGAGGCGCGCACTTATTACGCCAGTTAACATCAGTAAAAGACAGGATTACCAGTCGTTCAGTATCATTTTCTTGGTCTATTAGTTTAACGGTTAGAATACTGGCTTGTCACGCCAGAGGTAAGAGTTCAATTCTCTTATAGATCGTTGATAGGTATTTCGAGATTGGTTAGCTACCTTTCCTTTATAAATCCTATCATTTCACCTAACAATTTATTATTAATGCTTACTGTATTATTAATTCTTGTATTTAATCCAATCACTTTAACTTATCTAATTGTAGATAATGTATAAAATGAAACTATTCACAACTAAAACAAACAAGGCTGACTTATTACAAGCAGCTAATGATTTACTGCAACAGCAGGAAATACTGATTGGTTTGTTAATAATAACATTCACAGTCAGCATTCTTTTCTAGTTAATTAATAGTCTCATCAGTCTCATGTGGTATTGCTGACAAAGGGTATACACGGCAAGGACGTAGAGCTATAATAAGTACATACACAACACAAGGACACTATGAACGATGCTTACACTGAGATCATTGCTACCTATGACAAGGACACAATGGAACAAATTGCTAGTCATGGCTGTGCAAGTGGTGTGTGCTTCAAACACATATATTATGGTGATACCATCAAGTTCTATGATAAGTATGAAGATGAAATCACTGAGTACATCAGAGATAGTGTCGGTACTGAATTCTTAGTTGAACTGTTTAAACAAGCAGATGGATGGCTATCACAGTATAAGAACAGTGTTACATGGGCATACATCGAATCAATAGCTTTTGAAGTAACTGAATCTCTCTTACAGCCAGCTTAAGGCTGTACAAGGGACTCACAACCCTTAATTCACTTAATTATTATTATTAAATGAAACAAACTTATCAAATGTATTTTGGTCGTAATGTACCGACTGGTGAGTATGTCACAGATGAGCTTTGGAATGGCTTCAGAGAAGTCTTGAACATAACCTTCAGTGGTTATACTGTACAAGACGTTGAAGGAGCTTGGAAGGGTGAAACTGAGGCAACTAAATTAGTTACTGTTACTACTAAATACAGAGACAAAGTTAACGATGTTTGTAAAGCATACGTTAATCTATTTAATCAGGATGCAGTTGGTCTACTTGTTAGTGAACCAATGACATTCGTTACTAAAACTATGGAGGTATTTTAAATGTCTAAGAAGTATGTTGGAGTTGTAGGCGTAAGCAAGGCAGAGAATGCACAGCTTGGTCTATTACTTAAGTATATCTTCACTAATGACGATGTACGTAATGCACTACCTAAGGATGTACTAAGATATCCTGATGCATTCACTAAACTATGTGGTAGGTATTCTTCATGAAATACCCTATC